GTTGATCTTTAATGTTGGCACTTTAATTCCTGTCTCTACTGAATCTAATAAACTCATTTTGTTTCTCCATTAATTTTGTAATAATTTTTAAACTCAATCGCATCATTTTCATTATCAAAAATAATTGTATTCGTTTTGCAATAAGAACTTTTAAAAACAGCAGTTGTTATAGTGTTTTGTGTAAGTAAGTGCATATCAGAGCCACGTACAGATAGAGAATATTTCACACTCATTTCTTATCTCCCTTCAATGGATCTATGAATTGTATGTAAGGTCTTTCATTGATCTTGGTTTGTAATCCCTCTTGTATCTTGTCGTATACATCTTGATTCTCTTCCATAACCTTTTTAGAAAAGGCCGTATCTTCAACGTAGTGTGTCTTGAATGGGAATAGATTCTTAGGGATGTCTTTCTTTACTTTAGATAGGAACTCTTGGTCCCAGGATCTAGTGATCTTGTATTGCAACCTGATGTCCAATGGAATTAGATTATCCAAAGGGACTCTGGTAGATCCACCAGTATTAGAAAGTTTCTTGATATGCTTTTGTATCTCAGGACGAGAAGCAATTTCATTATCCAGTTCTGCACTGGCTTTTTTTAAATCAGCTTGCATTGTTAAATTCTTTTTCTTTTCTTTTAACAAATCTGCAAGGCAGAATTCACTTAGGTTTTTCATTTTCATTATCAGTCTCCAAACTTTTAATAACTCTATCTTAGACAGATTTAATTTGTTGTCAAGAGAATACTTTACATTTTGTCTGTAAACATTTATTATCTAAATCGACACGTTTCAACAGTGCTTTATCAGACGAAGTATCCTTACAGTTTGAATCGTGTCACCTTATTAAGACAGGAGAGACATGAATTTAAAAAACTATATTGAGAAGAGGGGCGAAGAACCTTTATCCAAAGAGCTAGGTGTATCGATTGATACCATTAGATCTTGGAGATACGGTAGCAGACAACCCTCCGTAAATCAGGCAAAGAAACTTATCAAGTTAACCGGGCATGCCTTAGATTGGGAAGGCATATACGGACCAGTAGAGGGATAACATGTCTCTCGATTTACAATTCAATCTTGTTGGAGACGAGATCGATGCTAAGTCACGCAAAGATATGTTGGTTTCATATTATGAAAACAACTTTCATTTAATACCTTGTGGCTCTAGAGATGATGTAATCCCAGATTACTTCAAAGCAAGACATCCCAACGAAGAAGAAGACATATTAATTAAACGCTGGTCAAAGACACCAAGAGTCAAATGGTCTGACTACATCACAAGACAACCTAGTAAAGGTGACATAGGCAACTGGTACAGACAGTTCCCCAAATGTAATTGGGCGGTGGTGACAGGCATCACCTTTGTTGTATTGGATGCAGACTCACAAGAAGCTTGTGACTTTGTAGAGTCAGGTAAGATCACAAGAACCACACTCAAACAGAAGACTCCTCGTGGTGGCTATCATTACTTCTACGCAATCAATCCCAACCTTACTATACGAAACACAACAGGCAGACTAGATATCAGAGGAGAGGGTGGCTATGTCATGGTCAGTCCTTCTAATAAGTATATGTTTGAAACTGTCGATGATGTGATCATTGATTCAATGGATGATCTCCCTGTACTCAACAGTCAGGATATGAATGTCATCTATGACTTCAACAACGATGGCAAGATCAGTCTAGATAACAAGACACCTTTATCATTAGATGGTGTGCAATCCGGGATGCGTAATGACATGCTTGCACGATTGGTAGGCAAGTGGATTCTGGAAGGATGGGGCATGCGAGAAGTCATCATCAAAGCATTAGACTGGAATCAAACCAACACTCCACCTATGAGTGTGCAAGAGGTATTACATACCGCCAATAGTATTTGTACAGGCCACTTAAAAAGAAACCAAGAAGACTCAGACATAGGCATATTGAAATGGAACACAAGCCAATGGCAGATACCATTAGCAGATGAACTCAAAGAGATCATGGATCAAGAAGATCCAATTGACCAACAGAAGAGTCAAGTCACAGTTGAGAAGGATCCATTAGGTTTAAAGTCTTTCAATGATCCTTTCTGGGATACGATGGACTCAAGTCGCATCGAACAGTTTTGGGGGGATGCATTTGTATTTGAACAATCAAGAGTCTTACTACTAGGTAAACCTAAGATAGGTAAGTCACATTGGCTAGGGGCATTCGCCGCATCCGCCACGACAGGCACAGAGTTTATGGGGACACAGTTCTCTAGACCTCTAAAGGTTATGTGGCTACAGGCAGAGATCATTCATGAGTTCTTAAAGAAAAGAATAGAGATGTATTACAAACCTTTTCATCATGACCCGGAGCTATACAACTTGGGTAAATCAAACCTGATAGCATCTGGCAGACTCAGAAAGAACATCATGAGAGATGGTGACATGGATGCCATAGCTGAGAGTATTGAGTANCATAAGCCTGACTTGGTTATGATTGATCCTATTATTAACTTCTTTAGTGGTGAAGAGAACTCTAACTCAGAGATCCATGAGATGTTATCTAGGATAGATAAGTTGATAGAACTATTCAAAGTAGCAGTGATCATTGCTCATCACACAGGTAAGGAAAGGGCAGACGATCTGTCGTTCATGTCTGCTCGTGGTGGTAGTGCCTTTGCTGGTTGGATGGATTCAGGTATCAAGCTGTCAGGTACAAAGCCTAACGTCTCATTGTTTTATGAGGCAAGAAACGCGAGAGAGCCTGATCAACATCTAGCTTACTTTGACTTTGAGCGTGGCTTCTTTAGAACTGTGGATGCACAAGACAGTCCTGATGAAGTAGAGATAGCTAGAGTTATAGCTGGAGCAATGAGTTCGTATAAGTTCTATACAAGACAAGAGCTAGAGTTATTGGCTCGAACTGCATTGAAAGAGAAAGACCTAGCTTCAGGAGANAGAGCAGCAAGATACGGTGTATCACATGTTCAGAAGTATCTTGGAGATAAGGTGAAGACACATAACGTACCAGGCAAGAACACTTGGTATTACTTAGAAGATAATCAAATGGAGAAACCTTGGAGTAAACATGATTAAGATATTAGATGTGTGTTCCGGGATAGGAGGATTCAGCCTCGGACTAGAGGCTACAGGTGGTTTTGATACCGTAGCTTTTTGTGAGTATGATGAGTTCTGTCGTAAAGTATTAAATAAACACTGGCCTGAAGTGCCAATATATAAAGACCTAAAGGAGATTGGAAATGAACCAACAAGACTTATTCAAGAATTTGACCTCATCTGTGGAGGCATCCCCTGTCAACCGTTCTCCCTCGCCGGGAAGCAAAAAGGCAAGGAAGATGACAGACACCTCTGGCCGTACATGTATGAAATTATTAAGCACAAAAAACCCACTTGGGTCATTGTCGAAAACGTTGGTGGCTTCGTCAACGTGGCACTCGATGATGTGTGTCTTAACTTGGAAACCGAAGGTTACGCCACGCAATCGTTTATTATTCCAGCTTGCGGTGTCTCAGCTCCCCACCGTAGAGAAAGAATCTGGATCCTCGGAAAACTTATGGATGACTCCAAGCGCAACGAACATATCGAAGAGATCAGAGGAGGGAATGGAGAAGAGAGAGAAGATGAGAAACGACAGGGGGAGGAACACAGTACCTCCAGGATCTCTAGCGGAGCAAGTGGACTACGGGTATCCGATCAAGGACATGAAGGAAGCAGAGATGTGGCCAACACCAAGAGCAACATCGAGGATGGCTTATCACGAGAGTCCGAGTCCGAGCATGATCAAGGGGACACACGGCTGGAATCTGAATGCAGCGATAACGGACGCATCGAGCGAGGATCCACACAGGATGTGGCCGACACCGATGTCGAGGGATTACAAAGGAGGGAGAACTCCGGAGACACTCAAGAAGTCGGGCAGAAGTCCAAGCAACTCATTGCCGGACGCAATTCAGAGCAAGATGTATCCAACACCGAGAGCATCGGAAGTGGCAGCGACAATAACGATGGAAGCAGCATTGAATCGAGTGGAGAAGACAGGTTACAAAGCGAATCTAGAAGAGAACGTAGCTCTGAGGGAACAGAAGATGTTCCTTACTCCGGGAGCGAACGAGGACGCGGCGGGCAAACCGACAGGCAAGATGCAGAGGATGTTGGGGAACTCACCGGAAGTCAGGAACACAGGGAAGGGAACGCTGAATCCAGATTGGGTGGAATGGTTGATGGGTTATCCTCCAGGTTGGACGGACATTACGGATTTGAAGTAGAACCCGACATCCCAAGGGTGGCGGAAAAGATCCCTGATCGAGTCAACAGACTCAAAGCATTGGGTAATTCAATCGTACCTCAAGTGATCTATCACATAGGTATGGCTATATTAGAAGAGGAGAGAAAGGATAATGAAAGTGTATAAAAAGTGTATAAATGAATGCATAACTTATGCAAGAAAACGGCTGTGCAATGGGAAAAAGGCGAATTGCACATGCCCCTCTGAAAGGTACATCCTTAAGGGATTCTGTGGGGTGTGCGGNTGTGCAGTTGCACATGCCTGCACATATGCACATGCACCGCTGAAAGGTGCATTAACACTGGTATGTGCAGCTGTGCGTATGTGCATCTCTATAGAGAACTATAGAAAGGTGTATACACACACCTTATCTGTAGGAGAGATAGGTTCTTTTATAGAAACATAAATTAAACAAAATATTACATAATATAATTATTACTATGGTGACTAAGAAACTAACAAAGAAACAAGAAAAATTTGTAGACTTGATGGTGTATCAAGATTGGAATCAGACGAAGTGTGCCCATCTTGCCGGGTATGAGAATCCTGGAGTAGCAGCAACTAGGTTGTTGAGTGATCAACAGTATGCTCATGTGCAAGAAAAGGTTAGGCAGT